GCATTCCTAATTCTATCAGCAATATCCTCTCTTTCCATTCTTTCCTTATCCCATTTCATATACTCATTTCTTCCTACAGATGGATCTTTACCTCTTCCTAAAATACTAAAGTTAACTCCACCAGGTCTTCTCTCAATATGCAATCCATTACGGATAGGAAAGCAACTATATGCCAACTCATCCATTAAGAATCTCTCAACCTCTCTTGGCAACTCCCAATCATTTCTATAAACATTTTTATCTCTCTCATAAACATCAGAACCAGAACAGTTGTATACACGTTTAACTGTGTAAAATATATCCAATCCTACCTGTTCCACAGTCTTTTCTCTGTCACTACCAGTAACAAGATATACATCATGTTCACGACAGAATATAAGAAAAGGTGCCCAAAATTCATGGACAATCTCTTTCCTGCTAGGAGTTATTGTACCATCAACATCAAAGATATATTTTTTCACTCCCTAATACCTTCTTTTGATAGACTAGAACCAATACATTTATCATTAACTTCTAATAGTTTCCATTCAGAAGGACATTCCAATGCTTTATTAGCAGCCTCATATCCACCATCAGCATTAATCTCACATTCATAGATCTTGGTCTTTTCTATTTTCACTTTGTATCTGTTCATCTTAAATACTCCATATTTTAGCACAATATTCTCGGATTGATCTATCTGAAGAGAAAAATCCTGATTTTGAAATATTTAACAAAGACATATGATTCCATTCATCACGTTTTTTCCAATGAACACTCACTTCATCTTGAGTTCTAATATAATCCTCAAAGTCTGCCATCACATAAAAAGGATCATGATAACGAAGATTATCTATAAGTGGTACAAATATTTCTCTATCCCCACCACTAAAATGTCCACACTCTATCAAATGTAATGCTTCACCAAGTTCTGTACCAATATAGTGTTGTGGATCATAATGATTATTTTTCAAATCTGCTATTTGTGATTCTGTTCTACCAAATAAGAAGAAGTTTTCTTTTCCTACCAAATCACGTATCTCTACATTAGCACCATCAAGTGTACCAATAGTCAAAGCACCATTCATCTGGAACTTCATATTACCTGTACCAGATGCTTCTTTACCAGCAGTAGAAATCTGTTCTGATAAATCAGCAGCAGGATAAACCTTCTCACCTAACTTAACACTATAGTTTGGTAAGAATACAACCTTCAGTAAATCTTTAGTATCAGGATCATTATTAACAACATCAGCAATATTACAAATAAATTGAATAATCAACTTTGCCATATAATATCCTGGTGCTGCCTTACCACCAAAGATTACAGTACGTGGAACAATATTATCTGTCTTTCCATTTTTAATACGAAGATATTGAACAACAACTTCAAGAGCACGTAAATGCTGTCTCTTATATTCATGTATTCTTTTTACAAGTACATCAAACATACTATTAGGATCTACTGTTATACCAAGATTATCCTGTATATAAACAGCAAGATTATGTTTACCTAATAACTTTGATTCTCCAATCTTATCTAAAAGTGTAGAATCATATGCTCTCTCTTCAAGATTTTTAAGAACATCCATATTAGTAATCCAATCATTACCAACATATTCATCAAGAACTGTGGCAAGTGATGGATTGGATGATGCTAGCCATCTTCTAGGTGTTACACCATTAGTTACATTAGTAAACTTATGAGGCCATAAATCATAAAACTCTGGCATCAAATCCTTTTTAATAAGATCAGAATGTAACTCTGCTACACCATTCACATGATGAGATCCCACAGTAGCAAGATGTGCCATACGAACAGATTTATTTCCAGACTCATCAATGATGGATAACTTACCCAACATCTCATCATCAGCAGGATATTTCAATCTTACTGTTTGTAAGAACCTAGTATTAATCTCATATATTATTTCTAAATGTCTTGGTAGAAGATTCTTAAATAATCTAAGATCCCATTTCTCCAATGCCTCTGGAAGTAAAGTATGATTTGTATAAGCAATAGATTTAGTTACTATCTCCCAAGCAATATCCCATTCTATATGTCGATCATCTACAAGTAATCTCATCATCTCTGCTACTGCCACAGAAGGATGAGTATCATTCAACTGAACTTGATAATGATTATAAAATTCTTCTACTGGTATATTTCTTTTTTCCAAACTTCTAAGCATATCCTGAAGAGAAGCACTAACAAAGAAAAACTGTTGTTTTAATCTTAATTCCTTACCTTGATCAGTTCCATCATTAGGATATAGAACCTTAGAAATAGTCTCAGATGAGACACTTTGTTCTACAGATCCCATATAGTCACCTATATTGAATGCATAGAAATCAAAAGTCTCAGTAGCATCTGCTCTCCAAAGTCTTAATCGTTCACAACTATTAACCCTGTAACCCAACTGTAAAACATCATAAGGAACAGCAACTACTTGTTCTGCTGGAACCCAACGAACTCTATAGTTACCTCTATCAGAAGTATATCCCTCTACTCTTCCACCAAAACCTACAAGAACTGACTCATCAGGATAACAAAGTTCCCATGGCCATTCACCATGTAACCAGTTATCAGTAACCTCTCTCTGTTGTTTATCCTTTATCTGCTGCTTAAATATACCATACTTATATCTTATACCATAACCAGTGGCAGGTATCTGTAAAGTCGCTAGAGACTCCATATAACAGGCGGCCAAACGACCCAATCCACCATTACCTAAACCAGGTTCTTCTGCTAAATCTAATACTTGTTCTAAAGTTAAATTATAATCTTTTAGTGCTTCTTCTGCTTCTTTCTGCAATCCCAAGTTAAGAAGATTGTTACCAAGTTGTGGACCAATCAAAAACTCCGCAGAAAGATATGCCACCTCTTTCTGAGGTTTAGAGTCTGTAAGATAATAGGACATCATTTGATCTCTTACAGCATAACTTAATGCCATATAGATGTCATGAGATGTGGCAGTGTCAGGACGTTTTCCTAAAGTATAGAATAAACGTTCGGTGATACCATTAGATAAACTATTCTTCAATTTTTTTCTTCTTTGAGCCTATATTATACTTCGTCTCTAGTATCCAGTCACCTTTGTCTCTATATGCTAATACTTTAATCTGATTTAAGGGTGCTATATCTTGTATCTTAGTTGCATCCACAATCCCAATGAGTCCCCAATCAGCAAGAAGCTGAGCAATACGATTCCTACGCTGAACATCATTAGAAGTAAAGTTAGCGTGTTTCCCGTCAAGGGCAAAAAGTTCTTTGAAGTGGACAAGATAATACCTTCCCTGCTTATGAAGAATATGGCAAGATTGATATATTTTCTTTTCCTTTCTTGATGCTACTCCAATTCTTGTTAAGGTTTCTCTTACCTTAAGAAAATCATCAGGTTCATTTAAGGTAACCTCAACCATCTGTTCAGGTGACCACTTCACCTCAGGTTCTTGAACCACACTCATTGTCTTCCTCCAGTTTCAAATTTAGATTTGATAAATTCAAGTTGTTCTTGTGTTAGGATTCTCAAAGCCTGTTTTGCCTTTTCATTACTATAACCATAATAACGTTTAACCAAGTCAAGGCCTTTGATTTCATCTTTACGTAACCAAGGAGAGAATCTCTTCTTAGGTCTGAGTGTATTTAGAAAAAAATCATATTGAAGTTTTTTTGGTAGGAAATGAGTCTGATTCATCTCATTCGCAAACATAACTGAATCAAGATGTCCAGAGTAAATACGATTTACAATATATGGAGAATACTCCTTCTCTAATGAAGGATCTTCATCTATTAGATTCTTTTTTGTTTGGTTGATTGATGATAACCAATCCTTCAATTCAGTCATGATAAGTTCTTTTTTCTTTTGGTTTCTGTTAACTGAGCTTCCAGTATATATTCCATACTATCTAAATTTTCACGTAAATAGTTTTCCCAATGATTACCTTCAATAAGATCATAAAGATGATCTATATGTTCTAAAGCAAACATCAGTTTAGTTTGTTGGTTCATTCTCATTACAATGCAGGTCGTTTTATTTTATCATCTTTTAATGAAATAATAATACGGTTATTTTCATAATCAGCAGAAAAATCCAGTTCCACATCATGTGGCCACATCAACTCTTCATAGAGTGCATTAAGCCTCTCCATATCCTCATAGAGGTCATTTACGTGTTCGTGTTCTTCAAAATCTTCAAAACTCATCGGATAATTTGAATGTTGTTGTCTTCAGTCCAGAGTTCGACTTTATCTCTGAATCTATTTTCTTGTTTAAGTTTATCATATCTTTTGGTTGCTTTACGCTTCCACCAAGAAATAATATTCTCTAAATGAAACTTGTCCCAGTTTTGACCTTTTATTAATTTATCATCTTCTCCAAGTAGGACTTCACGAATGTTAGCATATCCATAATCCGAAATATAAAATCTCTTTTTTTGAGTAAGTCCAAAAGCCATATCTATAACAGCATTAAACTTCTCTAGTTTCTCATTCTTACCATATTCCTTAAGAGAGTTTTTAGTCCAAGAAATCATCTTGGTCTGTCTCTTCATCTTCTTGGAAGATGCTCTATTATCTGTTAAAGGTTCATTGCCATTCAGTTTAGTAAAATGGTCATGAAGTTTATGAAACACGTCTGCATGGAGCAGGGGAAGGAATTTACTCTCTGTTAGACCTTTATACCTCATATATGGTTTAAGACCGTCATACTGCGATGCAGATGTCGTAGATCCATATAAGGATGTAGTTTCAAATAATCCAATATCTTTTTCAAACACTTCATTTAATGTCTCTCTAGCAAAATGAGATACACATAGAAGTGCTAATAGTTTACCACCAAGATAGTTGTATCCAAAAGGTTGTGATGGAACTATTACAAATCCCATTACAGCATGTTTATTGAATATAGAAAGATTAGGTTGATGACCTAACCAAAGATTTCTAGGTTTAGAGTTAATAGTAGGAGACCCAAAACGAATAAATCCCAGTACCTGCTGAGACCTCTTCTCATAGACCATCCAACGAAGTTCTCTACCTGGTATATTACTTTCATTATTATGTGATGATACTGCCTGTAAGAGGTTTACATAATGTTCCTGTGGGAGTGATTGTTGAAATCTCTTACCAACAAACTTAATATCAAACTCCATCTCATTTGGATGGATATCTTCATTAAAAAACTCATCCTTTAATGAGGTTAAAGGATTTTCTTCAGCAACTATTTCTCTCTTTACATATCGAAGATAATCCTCAATAGAAGTAAAGTTTTCAAAATATTCAATAAATTCATCAGCAGCCCATTCAGCATCAGCCTCAGGAATAATCATAATCAAGTGTCAATTGAATTTCATTATCAAAGTTGATATATGTAGGTTCATGTAAAGAACAATACTCATTAAAAGTAATCATCATTTCTTTACGTGTTAGATTGCAATGCTTTGATGCCTGTGGAACATTCCATTTCGCACAGAATAACATCTCCATTGCTGTTCTAGTTTCAGGTCTCATAGAGCATCCAGATCTCCACCATGTCTTGGTTTATGATCAGCCATTCCATCATGATTACCATCATTAGGCAACTTACCTGTCATAAGATATTCAATAGTTTCCTTACAACCACGAAGATAGTGAAGTTGTGAATCAACTTTTAACCATTCATCAAATGATGGATCTAACCCTTCTTTCTTTTTACTGACCTGATCTATTCTTTTAGTAAATCTTGCTAAAAGTTGTTCATAGTTTTCTGTCTGTTTCATTAGTAAAATCTCCTTGGATCATTCATAGAACCTTCAATTTCAACAACTATCGCATCCATGATACGATTAAAAGATCTTGACATCTGACGATATCCAGACCCAACATAAATCTGACCAGCAAATACTGATAATGTAGCAAGACCCCAAAATATATAATAGAATTTAGACTTGACTTGATTTCTTTGCTTTTCTTTTGTAATCATTTTATTCATCATTTGAATTCACATTCTACCATAATTTCTGTCAAACATGCAAGCATATTTATTTCTTGATCTGCAACGAATGCCATTTGATATTGATACTTAGCAATAACCAGAACAGCAGCAGGTATAGTAGTCGGAACCAAACATTCGTAAAGACTATCATAAATCCTACGGAATAAGACAGAAGTATCGTTATCCATATTAGTGTTGACCCACTTACGTACTTCAGAAAAGTTTTTTGTCTTAAGGTTTTTAATAAGGTCATTGACAGCAACATCAGAAAAAGCAGCAAGAATACCAGAATCTATTTCCCCACCCACAGAATATCTCTGACATTCATTTAAGATCCTTCTCCAATCAGGAAAATGTTTATTGACAAGTTCTACTAAAACTTTCTTGTCAGAATTAATTCTTTCAGTATCTAAAATATCATTAAGTCTCTTAAAGAAGGCAGCTGCAATTACTGGTTTATCCTTCTTTGTAATAGAAAAATCAATAACTGCACATCTAGAATGCAAAGGCTCAATTATTTTGTTTTTGTAATTGCACGTGAA